TGATTTAAGGTAATCCCTGTCTTCATCTGACAGAGGAAGATATGTTTTTCTCATAGCGTTCATCCTTTCTTAGATAACACTATTTTACCACACATTATTCCAAAAATATATAGCATATATTTAGTTTATTCTATACTAGTTCCTCCTTATTCAGCCGGATTTGCGCTGCTGCATAGGACAGACGATTCTCTTCAGCATAGCGGAAATAGAATGATTCAATGGTTTTCTGTAGTTCCCTTCTGGTCTGGTTGAATGCCCTCTCCAGCTTAGTGAAATATTGGCTTACCTTCATCTCGCCGGCCTTATAGGTTTCAACCTGCCTCTTTTTCCAATAATCAGCCATTAATCTTCACCGCCTTGTCCCTCATCATCTATAGGCTCCACCGGCTTATTCTGAGGGAACATGTCAGATAATTCTTCCTTTCCTTTCTCCTCCTGTTCCTTGAAGGACTTCCAGCTCCGTTCAAAATCTTCTACCCACGGATGCTTGCGCACGATATCCTCGTCTGCTATCACTCCCTTACTCTGGGACGCAATCTGTGCCTCCTCCAGGTCATTCTTAACACTGGTCCTTGTCCAGGTCTGGATGATAGTATTATCCTTGATTGGGATGCCCATCACCCGGCAGGCGCAGCGGATAAACCGGCCGAACCCCAGCTTAAATTCCGTTTCCATTAATCCGGCCTTAAGCTCCAGCAGGGAATAAAGAAAGCCCAGGGCTACTCCTGAGCTGTTCCCAAAGTTCTGAGGATCCGGGTCAATGCCCTGCCCCTGTTCAAAGATGCATTTCCGTGTCGTTTCCAGAAGTTCCTTGCGGGCCTCCACTGGCAGTTCAATGGTCAGGGTAGAAACGCCGGACTTATCCTCTCCTCCCTCATTCTCAATCTGGATAGCTTTGTAGTCCTTCAGCTCCCGAAGGAACTGCCCCAAGTCTTTACCACCATAGTTTGTGAGTACAAAGATAACCTCCTGGATATCCTCCAAGTCATTAACAAAATCACTGAATACCATGCAATACACATCAATCAGCGGTTTTGTATTATCCAGATCCCCCGTATCAATATTGTTATTGAAAAATGGAAAAAACGGAACCTCACCTATATCATGAGTGAACCGGCTGACCAGGCTGCTGTTCCCGGCAGTATCAATCAGAGTGAAAGAACGGTACGGCATCAATCCTTCGTCCACTGTACCCCCGGCCTGTACTGCGTAAGCCTGGCATTCCTTATCGTTCCAATATTCATATACATCCAGTCCTTCGCCCTCATCGGTGATATCATGGTAGCACCGGAGCACGCCCTTCAGCTCCCTTTCCAGGTTCTTTCCCCATATGGGTATTATCTCTCCGGAAGGAACCGCTGCGTATTTATACTGACCAGACGCCTTGTCCTTCCAAACATGCAGCCATCCAACCGTTGCATTAGAGGCATTAACACACAGATCCTTACATGTCTTTGCGAACTTGTCTCCCAGGAATGCTGTCAATGCTTTATTTGCGACTTTCGTCCCTAGGTCAAATAGCGGTGGTGCCGTGAACATATAGGACGCTTTCTGATTGACAAGGAGACCGTGAAAGTTGAAGGGAATCCGGTTGTCTGCATTGCGCAACGGATTCTCTCCTGCTTCCGCGTCCTTTTTTTTCGGAGGCCGTAGAAGGATATCGGTCTTGTTCCTGTAATATCGTTCCGCCATCTCGGCCCGCATAAGGAACTCCCTGTGCCCTGCCGTGTATTTCTTAATTAGCTTTTTTATGACCTCAAGTTCCATATTTGTCACCTCTATTTCATGATCTTCATGCCTGAACTCTTTAAACAGTTTTCAGCAATTCCTGTAGTCGCATCTGGAGCATCGTCATGCTTGTTCTGGCCTTCGCGCTGGTACTTAAGCATAGCGTTATGATATTCTGGCCAACGGTTCTTCCAATCCTCCGGGAAATAGATGTGCTCTATCACCCATGAGGAATTGGAATAAATGCGAGCCTGTTTATTCTGTGTCTGCGTGAACCACTTTATCGTGGTATAATTGCTGCCCAATTCCTGTTCCAGGATGCGGCGTACATTTCTTGCAAAGCCCCGGCCACCATTGTTAGACTCAATCCTGGCCAGGTTGACCGCTCCTGCCAACAGCATCCTAGCCAGGGCCGGTTCCGTAACCTCCATCGGCTCCTTTGTGTACAACACATCAAGCACATAGGCCTCATTAGCAAAGGTAACACCATAATTAATACTACACAGGTAATCCTCGCCGGTATCGGCCGTATCCGTGTAGTTCCGTATCTCCTTGAACTGCGGCAGCTCCCCACTATATGTCTTGAAACTTGTGTACAGCCTGCCTTTCAGGTCTATCGGCTCCTGCTGGTAGTTAGCCGAAGCAATATCGGTGCCCATGGCCTGTATCTTCGCCCGGTAGGATTTATAAGACAGCACCTCCGAGCAGAGCATTTCATGTGTTTCTGCATTCAGCAGCGCCTTCATGCTGATATGTCTTATCTTAGCCCCGGCCTCCCTGAAGTGTTCCAATGCCCGACCTGCCAGGTCATCGCTAGCCCAGCGGGTCATGATGATGATAATCTTGCCACCCTCCTCCAGACGGGACAGCATTGTGTCTGTGAACCAGATCCAGTGTTTCTCCTTGGTCAGCTCGTTGTTGGCCTCCTCAGCATTCTTGATGAGGTCATCGATGATGAGCAGCGTAGCACCAAAGCCGGTAGCTGTGCCGGTCGGGGACGTGGCCAGGTAGTTGTTGTATCCGCCCTCCAGGCTCCAGAGATTCATGGCGCCATCACCGCGCTTGATGGATACGCTAGGGAATATGTCGGAGAATACAATCCGGTTCTCGTCTGCTTTCTCCTCCTGAATGTCGTTTCGGACGTTTTTGCTGAACATGGTGGAAAGTGTCTCGTTGTAAGAACCGGTCATGATTTTCTGCGTCTGGTCATTCCCCAGAACCCACTCAACCAGGAGGCCTGCTGTCCGGCTCTTTCCATGCCTTGGCGGCTCATTGACCACCATAACCTCATCGTCAGACTGGATGAAGTCTTGGAAGGCATTGCAGAGGTCTACCAGGTACTTCCTGTCCTCCTTGTAGAAATCTGGGGCCTTTAGATTGCAATAAAAAAAGAACTCGCGCCGCGCAAGCTCTATTTTCGCTCCTCTTATTATGGCTTCTCTATCCACCACGAATCAGCTTCTTTAATTCTTCGGTTGTGAGGCCAGCATAAGGGTTAACGGTATCCACCTGACCAGACAGCTCCACCCTATCCTTGAACATCCCCAAATGACGCCCCAGGAGCTCCAGAGCCTTGAGCTTGTCAGACAGTTTGTATTTCTTGACATATCCAACAAACTCCTTGTCCTCTCCGGCTCCCTCATAAACATCCATCACTTCCAAGCCAGAAATGCACGCTGCTGTCTCATTGTCCAGACCGGCAATATCCAACGGTTTTCCACTATCGTCAAACAGCTTCCTGATGTCAGAAAAACCTAATTTCGCCAGTTCCTGCAACACACGATCCTGGGTAATCTCAGTACGCTTTTCCCGCTCCTTCATGCGCTCTCGGATGTATTCTGCAACCTTAGTGTTTCTTAGCAACTTGCTTCCGTTGACCGCTGCAGAATCATCTTTTTTACAGCTCGTATATGCCACCTTGTAAGCCTTGGTGGCATTAAGGTCTATCAGGTATTCATCTGCAAATATCTTCTGTTTTGGTGTTAATGCCATCTGGCTCACCTTCTTTCATGCCATCAGAAAAGCGCCCAGATATCTGAGCGCTTGAAATGAGGTCTTATTATTGCATTGATGATTCTGCCATCCTTCTTAAAGCTTCCTGCAGTACGGTAGAACAGCTTATTTCTATTCCTTCATAGACTTCTCTTTTCTAATTTGTTTCATTATTTCCAGGCCAGTTCTATACGTATGAATCTGACCAGACGGGTATCTATTTAGGAACAAATATAGCAAAAGACTCATCGCTGCTATTATTACAATATTGGTTAGTAGGCTATAAAAAATAGGCAACTCACTTTTCATAGCATCTGGAGTTGCAGACACAATCAAAGCATAAATAGCAACACTTAAAGGTATAATATCTTTAAATGCCATTAAACGTTCACTACTTTCTTTATTTAGCATAAAAGATGATTCTAAAAAACTCAACTCTTCATCTGAAAAATCATACAAATATCTTTTTATGTTTTTATAACCATTATATTCAAGTTTTCTGTTTGCTTCGATAAACTTTCTTACCTCTTTTAAGCTTTGCATACCTGCTCTCCTCTCGCTTTTTTCCCATTATACACCAAAAACCGACAAAAGAAAAGCTTCAGTATTTCTAAGAATGTGTTAATAATTTTTAATAATCAACTCTTTATATTTTCGGCTTTGCACTTTCGTGACTATGTTATTTTGTCTCTCTGCATCAACAATGGTGTATCCCTCATACAATGCCCGTATCTCCGGGCAGTCATTATAAGACAGGATAAATCTACCCTTGGTATGATCCAGCTCCATTTTGAGCCTTGTGTAATCCTCCGGCTGGAATCTATCTGGATAGTAATGCTCCGCTTCATAGTATGGTAGGTCAAGATAAAAAGAGCTCCGGCCCTATCATACGTCTTAATCAACTGTTGGAAGTCCACGTTTCTATGATTACTTTGTTAAACCGTTCTGAAGCGCAACGTAAGAATTCAACTGCATTCTGCATGTTTCTGGTTCTTACACCAAAAGAACGACCAGCAGCGCCAAAACTCTCCTTTATAGCTATCCAAAAACGAGCAGCTCGTTGTATATCTGTAAGCCCTCTCACTGGCTGCAGCGCATCAAAGAACTGTTCCCTTGACATTAAAGTCCAGTCCAGTTCCTTCTGCAGAGCCTCTGGATGGTACTTTACCACCCGGAACAAATTAACTAACTCTCCGTTGACATCATTATAAACCTCCATTTTCGCATGGCAATCGTTTGAGAATAAAATCCAGGCTGCTCCATCGAACACTTCAATGTACCGGTCAAATGTACCCGGAGTCGGGAACTGCTCTAAGATTGCTTTGCGCAGCAACTTTTTGCCGCCTATCCAACTTATAAAACTATTCATTTACATCACCTTTCCTCACAAATATATCCTGGTGGGGAAAGTCCTGTCTGGTAAATGACCATAAAATAAGCGCTCAGCTTTAACCGGGCGCTTGGATAGCGGGAACTGGATTTGAACCAGTAACCTATGGCTTATGAGGCCATCGAGCTTCCAGGCTGCTCTACCCCGCATCAGTGCCAACTCATCATTGATATGCGCCCACTCACTCCGCGGTTGGCTAACAGATGCCTCACACTGGTATGGCATCAGCAAGGGGGGCTGCTTTCTATCCGATTTGTGAAGCTATGAAGAAAGCAGCAAAGAACGTCAGCTTCTAATCAGCCGCCAGGGTGTGATACCTGATGGCTGACACTATATCTACGGAGGGCAGCTTCCGCCATCTGGCTTCCGCATGATAACATATTAGCACTTTTCTTCGGGACATTGGGGGACATTTTCAAAAAATCTTTGAATTCTTTTCTTTATGTTTTCATCCGTGTATTTAATCTTGCGCTTAGGAAAGGCTCTATTCATACAGTCTGCGACCTTTGCATTTGACAATCCATCAATGATGCTAAACCGAAGAATCATTCTCATTTGTGACTTTTCTACTGTTTCAATAATCTCTTCCGCCTGACAGGTCAGCTCCAACAGTTCCGTCTCTTTCTGTTCCAGCAGCTTCTTGTACCGTTCCCTCAACGCCTGCTTGCGGTAATACTCCGGCACCGGGTACCCCGTCACTTTAATGCTCCCTATGGTTCCGTCCCGCCTGGTTCCCTTCACGGTATCCGATACCTGATGCGGTTCAGACAGGAACTTGTCCAGCTTCTTGATTCTTTCCCTTATGTCCCTTATCTCTTCTTTCATCTCGCAATACTGTATCAGCACCTCCTTATCCACTGGCCTCACCTCCCATCACCTCATATCAATCTCGATATCACACTCATCCTTCAGCACTGCCCGGATATCCTCCAGCGTATACAGTCCCTTATCAAACTGACGGTAAAACTCCAGGCAGTAATCCACAAACCGCTGCTCACGGCTCTT